CGATGTTTGCTGTTAAAAACACAGCTGAGCGCACGATGAAGACCTTGTCAGCAGATCTGGGCATGAGTTTTAACGCCCGGGCAGCTGCCAACATTGAGTCTGAACATTATCATGCTGCCGAACCTAAACCAAGCAATCCGTTAAAGATAGTGAAGTTCAATGTCTGAAAAAATTGATTTGACGCAAGTCAGCAATATCAAAGAGTACGTTTTAAAGCATGAAAATGAGCTCAATTTTCAGCAATTAGCTGAAAAATACCACGATCCTGGCACTAAATACGCCTTAGACGTGTTTTTCAGCGACAAATATATCACTGGCAGGGATACTCAATTGGCTGTTTTTAGGCATTTAGCAGACCTGAAACGGCAAAATAAGGACGATTTCCCTTATATTTACAGCCAAAATTACGTCCAAGCAATCGAATATTTCACTCGGATTTTGCCAAATCCAGAGAAAATTAATGAAAAAATCGTGCCATTTCCATATGAATCATTCATTTTAGACAGCCTTATTGGCTGGCGGGATGTCAGAACCAAGGGCTCAAGGTTCCATTTGGCCCATGTTTCGGTTGGCCGGCACCAGTTTAAGACCTTTATTGCTGCCGTTTTAGTCAATTTCGGCTATTTCGTCATTGGAATGAATGGTTCAGCACAAGACTTTCTGGTTGCCTCAATTGATACCGACCATGCGCACAAGCTTTTCGATTATATTGCCTTGCAGGCAAGCCAAGTGATTAAACTGCCTGAATTTCAGCAAATCTGCAAAGAAAATGAAGTTGAAGTTCAAGCAACTCAGATCGTTGGCCACAAAAATAAAAATTTAATCCGGCAAGGCACTGCTAAAGGCTCTGGCTTTGACTCAAAGCACGATCTGATTGCTGTTTTTGATGAAGCCGGCGGGCTTGATCCGCGTTATGACGAAAAAATCAATCAGATTATCACTGGCCAAGGCGATATACCTAATCGGCTTTTGCTGAAGATTTCAACTGCTTATCCTGATCCCAAGGTTTCGTTTAAGCATGAAGAAGACAGCTTTAGATCGCTAATCGAGCATGACTATGAGCGTGCCGGCGACGATGATTTCTTCATCAATTTTGCTCAAGACAGTGAGGATGAAGCTTTTGAGCCTGAAACGTGGGAGAAATCTAATCCACTTTTGAGCGATAAAAAGCTGCATGATAAGAAACTGATCGGTCTAATCGAGCTTAGGGACAATATGGAACGTGCCGGCAAATTAGCCGGATTTGCTAACAAGACGTTAAACATGTGGTCAAGACAGTTTCAAGACAGCTATTTATCGCTATATGACATTCAGAAAAATGAAATTGACTCTTTTGATATTGCCGGCAGGGATGTCTATGTTGGCATTGACGCATCAATGAGCAACGACAATACCAGCTTTGGCCTGATTTTTCCGTACGATAACGGAAAATTCCACATTGAGCAGTTCTCATTCATTCCATTCGCTCAAGCTAAAACGATCGAAGCCAAAGAAAAACAAGACTCTTTGCCTTATCGACAGCTTGAAAAAGAAGGATTTTGCTCAATCACCTCTAGTCCATCCGGCACGATCGATTTTGATCAAGTTTGGACCTGGCTTTATGATTATTTGTCGAGTAACAGCTTGACGCTTAAGGCAATCGTAGTCGATCCGGCTTATTTGAAATGGTTTGCTGCCAGAGTAGAGAATTACCGGCCAGAGTGGCCGTATATTCCCATCCGGCAGACTTCATTTCAGCTTAATGAGCCGACTAAAAACCTGCAAAAGGCCTTTATAGATAGCAATGTCAGCATTTTGCATGATCCATTGCTGATTGATGGCCTCAATAACGCAGTGCTGCGGACTGATCAAGGCGGCATGGTCAAGATCGACCGGAATAACCGCACCAGTGAACACATTGATACTGCCGATGCAGTTATCAACGCATTCATGGAGGCACAGAATCATTTCAATGATTTCAACGACTCCGGTAATGATAAACCGCTGGATAAGCTGACCAGCGACCAGCGCAAGAATTATTTCAAGGCATTATTTGGCGTATGATCAAACAATTTCTCAAAATTTTGAAACTAATTTATAGCTTGTATTTGCAAGCTATTTTTTTCATCTCTGGTTTTGTGATTCTTAATATCGCTTGCTACCGCATCAATGTTGAGGCTGGCCTATTCACAACGGCAGCCACATTGATCTTGTTTGGCATCATTTTGAACCATGATCAAGAAAGAAGGTGAGATAGATGGGCTTACTAAGCAGAGCGTCTCCAAGAATTAAAAATGATCTGTCGATGCCGTCACGGCGTGGAATTGTTACCACGCAGCTGATTAATGGCGCACCGCTGAATTTGATTTCGACCACTGCTAATGCTTTAGAAAACTCCGATGTCTTCAGTGCCATTAACCGCATTTCGAGTGATATTGCTTCAGCAAAGTTTAGGACGACCAACACTTATGCTGACAAGGTTTTAAACAATCCTAGTAAAGTGGTTAGCCGCTTTACTTTCTGGCAAGGCGTGTTGGTTGATGCTTTGATCAACGGCAATGCGTATGTGCCAATTGAAGGACTGCAGCTTAATCATCTGCGGCCAATAGAAGTTAGCGAGATCAAGGCTGGTTCGCATAATTCATGGATGACATACAACATCAATCCGATGGATGGCAGCAAGCCTTACTTGCTGGATCAGAGCCACATTCTGCACTTTAGGCTAATGCCAGACGCCACCTGGGATTATCTGATTGGACGGTCGCCACTTGAATCGTTGGCGTATGAACGCACCATTTCGGACGATTCTAAACGTGCAACTTTGAATTCCATTCAAAATCAGATTAGTCCGATTGGTGTTTTAACCATTCCATCTTCTGATTTGAATCCTGAAGATACTGAAGAAGCACGGCAAGACTTTGAAAAAATGAACTCAGGCACCAATGCCGGCCGGCTGATGGTCTTAACTGATGACGCAAAATATGAACAGCTTGACGTTAAAGCTGACGTTTTCAAAGCATTGACTGAGAATGCTGACTATTCAGCTAATCAGATCTCTAAAGCGTTTGGCATACCGGTCGATATGCTAGGCGGCGGCAAATCGACTGAGTCGGAGCATAGCAATATTGACTCTGTCAAAGGCGCTTATGTGTCTGATCTAAACTCATATATCAATCCAATTCTTGATGAAATCAAATTGAAGATGAATTGCCCTGATCTAAAGCTAGACGTTAAATCTGCGATCGATGTGGATGACAGCATTATGGTCAACCAAGTCAATTCCATGATGCAGGCAGGCGTCATTGATCAAAAACAAGCACAAATCTTGTTAAAGCAATCAGGAGCATTACCAATGAATTTAATTCCATCAGCAAGTGAAGGAGGTGAGAGCCAAGATGATCAAAATTGATGTTAAAGGCGATGTGGTTGATAACTTCACAGCGCCTTTTTATGACTTTTGGGATTGGCAGTATACCAGTCCTGCCAAGATGCAAGACGATTTGGCTAAGGCACAAAATCAGGACGTTGAACTAGATATTGCTAGCTATGGCGGCGATGTTTTCGCAGCTTCAGAAATCTACACCATGCTGAATCAGTATCCAGGCAAGGTGACTGGCGTCATCCAAGGGATGGCTGCATCGGCTGCCAGTGTAATTGCTGAAGCGTGCGACCATCTGATCATTAGTCCAGCTGGCCAGATGATGATCCACAAGGCCGCTATGACTAGTGATGGCAATGCAGACAGTCATGTGAAGACTGCCAATGTCTTGAGCACCACTGACCGCACGATTGCCAGCATTTATGAAGCCAAAACAGGCAAGTCAGAAGCAGAAATCATTAGCTTAATGAGCGATGAAACCTATTTGACTGCTAAAGATGCTGTTGATCAAGGCTTCGCCGATGAAGTGATGCAAGTCGGCGATAAGGTGCCGCAAGTTGTCAATGGGATGCATCAAATCCCTTCACACGATCAAGTCCAAGAATTTATGAACTTGGTCAAAAATTCCAAGAAATCAAGCGCTGAACCAGAGAAACAAATCTCTGGTCACAGCGCTCTTTTTAAACAAAAATTAGCAATTTTAAGAGGAGAATAAAATGCCAGGAATTACTAAAGAACAAGTCCAGAACACGTGGATGATCTGGGCCGGCAAAGTTTCAGACCTTAACAACCAACTGAATGTTGGCTTGGTTGATGACTCTTTGACTAAAGAAGACTTCGAAACTAAACGTGCTGCACGTGATAAAGCTGTTAAAATGCGTGACCTTGCTTTAGAACAATTGAAGCAATTTGGCGAAGACGAGCCTAATCCAGCTGACGATGACAAAGGTCACGATGTTAAGAGCCTAAAGAATAATAAAGAGCAAGCTAAAGCTGATCTGTTCAAGCACATTAATAACTTTGTTCATGCACGGCACATTATGAATGATGGCTCCAATGGCGAAGTGACCTCTACTGTGGTTTCACCAATTATTCCAGAAGAAATCATCTATAATCCATCAGCTGAAGTGAACTCAGTTGTCGACTTATCAACGCTGATTACGCGTACTCCTGTTGTGACTGCTTCTGGTAAGTCACCAATTTTGGCGCGCGCCGGCTATGTTTTCCCAACGGTTGAAGAATTACAGACAAATCCAGAGCTGAAAGGCCCTAAATTTACTGATGTTGAGTGGAAAGTTGACACTCACCGTGGTGCTTTAGCCATTTCAAACGAATCAATCCAAGATTCTGCTGTCGACGTTTCTAGCATGGTAACTGATCAATTGGCAGAAGCGCGTGTTAATACCTACAACAGCGTCATTTCTGGCGTTTTGGGCGGTTTTAATAAGGCCACTGCCAACACTGACAATTTAACTGACGCATACAAGTGGTTGCTGAACGTTGGCCTTGATCCGGCTTATTCACCATCAATCGTGGCATCACAAACGATGTACAACGCTCTTGATACTTTGAAAGACAAGAATGGCCAATACATTTTCCACCAAGACATCACCGGCAAGTCTGGAGATAATTTGCTGGGCATTCCGGTTTACAGGGTTGGTGATACTTTACTTGGTAAAGCTGGTGAAGCTCACGCCTTTATCGGTGACTTAAGCCGGTCATTATTCTTTGCTGACCGCCAGCAGATCACTTTGTCATGGCAATACAATGAGTCATACGGTCAATACTTAGCTGGTGCCTTACGATTTGGCGTTAGCGCAGCTGATGTTAATGCTGGCTACTTCTTAACTGCCGATGTACCAGCATCATCAATCGTTAAGCCAGCAATTACGCCTACTCAAGGCTCAACTGTAGCAGGAGACACCGCTAAGTCTGGCAGTGGTAATTAGATAGGTGATAATTAATGACTGACGATAAGAAGGGCGTAACAGTCCAAGAATTGCGTGAATATTTGCAAAATGATGGCCTGTCAGATGCATTTTTGCAGGGCTTGATTGACGATGCAGAGAACAACGCACGCAATTCCATTGACGACAGCCTAGATCTTGATGTTTGCCGAAAATATCCGGACTTCAATATGGCCGTGAAAATTTTGGCTGATTTTGAAAACTGGATGCGTGGCCAACATACTTCAGTTGATATGGCTTATCCGAGGTCCTACTTGTATCGCTTAAATCAGTGTCGATGGAAGATCAGGAGGGAGCAGCATGGCAAATAGATTTTTGCCGGCTAACTTTACCGAGCAGATTGAGTTTGGTAAGGCTAATCGCATTAGAAATCCAAATACAGGCGCTAGTGATTTGACTTTTGTCAAAGAATTGGGGCCTTTTTTATGTGCTCCATACGCGCGGACCATGCATCAGAACTTTCAGTTGCTTGGCACCGAGTTTTCAGATACTCGGCAAGTAGCGATTTGGCACAATCCGTCTGTGACAACCTCACTCCAGTTCGCCAAAATTGGTGGCCAAATCTATGACCTAGTTCAAGTTTCGCCTGATCAAACAGGATCGCCTAATAAAGTCGACATTTTGACTTTGAAGCCTAATGACAGCGTGGAGGTGAGTGCAGATGGCTAGCCTAGAAGAACAGCTGGAGGCATTCCGCAAACGTGTTGCTGCGTGTGTTCCTAACAAGGAACAGCAGCAAAAAGCTACTGAAGCTGGTGCTAAATACTTTGCCCAAGAATTGAGCAAAATTACGAAAGAAAAGCACTATTCCAACAAAAAAGATGCCAAATATGGCCACATGGCTGACCATATTAGCTTTCATGCCGGCAACGGCGATGGCGTTATGGATGGCAGCTCAACAGTTGGCTGGACTAATCGCTATCACGCGATGAACGCTATGCGGCTGAATGATGGCACGGTTCACATTAAAGCTGATCACTTTGTGGACAATGCGCGTGAAGATTGTATGCAAGGCGTCCTAGAAGCTGAAGCAAAAGCTTTGAAAGGGGATGCTGACTAATGCAACCCATGAAGATACCAGTGATCCAAGTACTTGAGCTTCTTCAACAAGCACCATGTGACTGGATTGATGAATTTTTTGTCGGTAGCTTTGATCTTGGCTTCAAGCCAGATGTCAATAAAACATATGTCTTGCTTCAAGATGGCGTCGGTAATCTTGGTGATCATGCTAATGATTCACTCTATTCAATTGATGCTGTCATTGAAATTCAGGTCTTTTTTAGTAAAAAAATCCAAATAAATATTTTACAAGCACAACTTTCCCTAATGTCACTGCTTGAGCCTAACGGTTGGTTGCCTACCGCAATTAGGCCAGTCACTACCGACCCTGATACTCAGCAGAAAACGGCAACTGTTTATGTGCGAAAAACTTTAAGAATTCGAGGTAATTAAAATGGCTAAAAATCCAAGTTCTACCACTCATGGTATTGAACAAGTAATTTTCGGTTTAGTTGACGATGATGGCCAACTGATTGCTGATCCTGATAAAGGATTAAGTGCAAACGGTCTGTACTCACCAACGATGAATTATG